CTTCAATAACTTTTAACCTTACTAGAACTTCTGCACGAAAGGCCACACCAATTGCTGCAATAGCAATTAAACCAGAAAGAACAGGCCAAAAATCTAGGAAGGTGTTCATCTATGGTTTGGTAGGCCAAACTACATCGGCTGGACTTGAGAAAGTCTGGGGTACGTCACGCAAGGCTTGTCGGTATGCCACCTCTGCCGCCGATATGGCACGATCTGAGACTGCCCACCAGTCCGTTGCTGCAAGTAGACTGTCGCGTTTGCTGCGGATGTCTGCCCAAGTTGGTGCAGGAGGCACATAATCGGCAATCTCTACGCCCTGTTCGACTATCTCAGCCCATTCTTTATTCGCCAGATCAAAGGGCACAGACATAGCAACCCCGTCAGCTAGGCAAGTTATGTGAGTGGGGGTTCCGTCAGGCCCAGGGCCTGAAAAACGGCAGTTTGTAAACTTAGTCATAATTAAAGCTCCGCGCTGTAATGTACGTATGCACCAGACCCGAATTGAAGCATCCCACCATCCCCTGCTACTCCACTAGTGGCGTGTGTCAACACAATGCCGCCACTCCTTTTTGCGTTACCAAGACCACCGGCATCAACAGTGCTACCGCTAACCGACCCGCCAGTGAGGTTGAGCGCAAAGGTGCTGGCTGCCGATGAGGTGGCGGACGGCGCGGCCCGCATCTCAACAGCAAAATTTAGAGGAGCGTAGAACCGTGAGGTGAGGTTCTGGTATCCAGCATGCCACAGGTCTGAGCTTTGCGTAAGTGCGAGAAAATACCGCTGACACTTTGCGAGGGTTGTTCCGTAGTCCTCATGCTCAAAGTCCGTGGCGACGGAGCCGACTTCGAGTTGGACGCCGGTAATGTAGAAATTGTTGGCGGTGTTATCTAGGAGGTTTTGCTGGTTACTGGTGGAGAAGCCCGTCCCCGCCGCCCATGCGTCTGCTGTGTCGTGGTAGTTTGATCCGACGAGCAGGGGGAAAGAAACCTCAAGCCCGCTGCCGTTGTCGTTGTTAATCGTACCTGCCGTATCACCGGGGAAGGTGACGGTAAACTTTTCCCAAGTATCAACACTGGTAACCGTGACTTCACGAACATAGCTTTTGTTGGCGTCCCTCTGGTACATGGACACGCAGTGAGTGCCATTCTTGGGTGACTTCATCCACCAACTCAGAACAAGCGTTTTCGCGCCAGCCGCTCCATAGTCTAGGTGTTGAAGATTTTGAGCCTCAATCCTTTGAGTAATTAGTTCCGCCTCGTTTACCGCCACGGCTGCTTCGGCTGTGGTACAATCAACCTTTAGCGAGTACCCAAACTCTGAGCCAGCGGGAACGTCGGTGTCCTGAGAAGTTGTGAAGCGAGCCTGTTCACCACCGTTTGTTAGCTGCATTTGCCAACGGTCGCAGGCTGAGTAGGCGCTTGATGTCCCGCCCTGTCCCGTCTGCGTCCCCCGCTGTGAGACCGTCATCGCGCCGTTGATTAGTAAGTTCTTGGCGGTCGTTGGGTTCGAGCCGTAGCGCCAAACTTCAGTACCACCGACCGCAACGCCAACCGTGTCGGCGGCGGGGAAAAAGATTCCGGTATTGGTATCGCCTGTGTTGGTTACGCTGGGGGCTGATGCGCTGCCGTCTGGAATATATAAAGGAGTGGTACTTGTCAAACTTGTAGAATTGATCGTTACTCTTTCAGTCCCACCCGTATCAAACCGAATGGTATCTTCATCAGGACTTTCTTCAACCTGAATCTTAGTGTCCTGATCGCTGTCCTGTACAATTGCAGTTGTACCTACATCAAGAGTTCTTCCCAGATAGCGTACATGAATTGTATCACTGTTTGCAGGAGCAGAAGTAAATGTCAGTGTTGTTCCACTAACAGTGTAGGCAGTTGTTGGTTCTTGAATTACATCTGCGACAGTTACCAAAAGAGAATTAACATTTGATACTGTATACGTTAATGTAAATGCTGTGGTAGAACCGTCGCCAGTAAATGTCTGGCTGTTCAACTCACCATATTGAATATCGTTACCAATATAAGGCATGTGTTATTTCCCTGTTAGTTTGTTAAAGTTCTGAACTGAACGCAAGGTATCTGGTACCGCCACCATCGAACCGAACATCGCAGTCGTTGCCTACCGTAAGTCCAGATGCCACGGTAAAATTCAACCGAGAAGAAAAAATGGTTGGGTTTCCCGCAGTGATATTCGTAGTCGCCGTTGAGGTTGCCGCGTGGTTTAATTGAAGATCAGCTACGTTGCTAACGTCAAGAGTAGGTGGGGTTCGCATAACAACAGGATGAAAAATAATCCCAACGGCAGCGGTAGTTGTGTTAACTCGCGCCATACAAACTCCATCGTCGCCTGTTGCCGTCTGACGCCAATAGTACCTCTGACACTTCGCCAGCGTCGTCCCGTAGTCCTCATGCTCAAAGTCCGTAGCAACTTCGCCGACTTCAAGCTGAACGCCGGTAATGTAGATGTTGTTGGCGGTATTATCGAGAAGGTTCTGCTGGTTGGATGTAGACCATTGCGTACCACTTCCGGTCCATGTATTTGCAGTGCCTTGATAGGTCGTACCATTGATAAGCGGAAAGATAAGCGTTAGTCCTGTACCATTATCATTACTTATTCCTGCTGCTGTGTCGCCGGGAAAAGTTACAGAATGTTTTTCCCAAGTGTCCGCAGAAGCCACCGTAAACTCACGAATATAGGTGCTACCGCTATCTTGATTGTCGATAGTTACGCAATGCGTACCGCTCTTTGGAGATTTGAACCAAAAAGACAGCGCCATCGTTTTTGCAGATGCGGTGCTGTAGGCAAGAAGCTGTAGATTTTGCGCTTCGATGTTTTGAAAAACATGAAATGTCTCACCAGCAGCAACGGAAGTTTCTGCGGTTGTTACGTCAATCTTCAATGAACTTGCAAAACCCTGACCTGACGGCACATCAGTGTCCTGAGTGATTGTGACTCTAGCCTCTGGTGAACCGTTAATATCTAATTTCCAGCGATCCAGTGTGTATGCTGCTGCTGTGCCAAGACCTGTAAAGCTAGTCCCTCGTTGGGCAACAACAAATGACCCGTTCTGGATGAGGTTCTTGCCTAGTTGCGATACACCACTATCTAATGCACTAGCACCAATTGTTGAAATTGCCATTACTTAAAAACTCCTATGGTTTTGTCGGCCAAACAACATCTTCTGGATTTGCAAATGTTTGTGGCAAGTCACGAAGAGATTGACGATAAGCTGTTTCTTCTGCCGACATGGTACGATCTGAAACACCCCACCAATCTGTAGATTTAAGAAGTGCATCGCGCTCCCCACGAATACCAGCCCAAGTTGGTGCAGGAGGCACGTAGTCAGCGATAGCCATACCTTGCTCAACAATATCATCGTAATGCCTGTTACCAACAGCAACTGGAATAGAAAGCTGACTACCGTTTTCTGTTGCAGAAATTACAGTGTGTTCTGCATTTGCATATTTAATGTTTTCTAGCATTGTTATAATTCCTGTTGTTAAAGTTCTGCGACATACTCTATCCGTTACGCTTTGCCTTGCGGGCGCAAGTCTCGATGCGCCTTAGCCGCCGCGACCTGTGCAGCCATCCGGGTGGCCGCTGTGGGCGAGATTTTACCCGCCGCGCTTTCTTCCCAATAGCGGTAGTCGTCGCGGATCACTTTGTTGAGCCGCAGCATTTCCTGTTCCCAGACTTCGAGCGCGGTAGGCGCGTTGGCAATGTCATCCGCGATTTGCTGTCTCGCAGCGGCCTCACGCTCGGGCGAAATGCGGAACCACTCGCCGTTGAGCGTGTCGAGGATCGGCTCGCCCGCCTTTGCCTGTGCGATTAAGTCATCACTGGTTGCCTGATCGTAGGCGGTTTTGAATGTGTCGTCGGTGTAAACTAGCGGCATGATTTGCTCCTACGCATAGATCGGCATCCAGAACAGGATATCGACCATCACCAGTTTAGTGTTGGCGATGTTTGTGGTGTTCAAGTCCCAAGCTGCCCCCACGCTATCGGTAAATCTAATTTTCCAACGGTTGCGAGTAACGCCATTTACGTTGCCGGATCCTGCGAGTAACTGCGGCGCGATAATGGTGGTTGCCGTAGTGTTTCTACCTAACTTGCAAATCCCGAACGCAATGGTGTTGGAGATAGCAGCGGTGTCAAAGATGAAATTGCTATTCGCTGCACTTTGAATTTTGCCGCCATAAGCGAACGCGGTGGATGCATCAGTCCCGGTCGGTGTCGTTTGTCGAATGTAGTTCGCCGCGTTTATACCACCCGCCCAAGCGCTGTTAGCCGCGTCAAGGGTTGTGGGGTACATCGCGTGTTGCAGTGTCCCGCCAGCGTTGTAGATTTCAAGCGTAATGCAGTTGGGCAGATACCCCTGCAACGAAAGGTTGGTGAACTGCGGCGAGTCGCCCGTATCCAACCCAAGCGCCGCACGTTGCGCCGCCGTTGTTGCGGTTGAGGACATAACTGAGGAGAGGGCCGTAAGCGTGGCATCACCAATTTTAGCTGTTGTTACAGCACTGTCTGCAAGATCAGCAGTAGAAATAATACCATCAGTGATATCATCACTAGACAGTGGTCTACGAGCAGGTTCTGGTCCGGTATAAGGCATCTTATGTAATCTCCAAAACCGATGCAAAAGCTGAGATGTCGTTAGTAGCACCTGCGG